TCAACGACCTCTACGGGCAATCTTTAGAAAACCCAAATGGGCGGTTGGTCAAACAATCCGCATGAGTGGATTAGTAGAAGATGAGTGTGAGCATGGTGTAGGTCATCCAAATAGAGAGTGGCTTGAATATCATCCCGATAAACCAGAATTAGGCACACACGGATGCGATGGGTGTTGTAGCGAAGAATTTGGCGGATGAATTGGCGGATTAAATCTATAATACCTTTTTTGAAGATTGCGTAACGAAGATTTCGGAATGAGAAAGATACTATCAATACTGTTCTACCACATAGGTCACTTCGCAGACAGGCTTTTATGGTTTAATAGCCCAATGAGTGAGTGGATGGAAGATAGTCTCGGCAACTTGCATCAATGGGCAATGTGGCAGTCGGTACAGTTTGATGACTATTATGAAATATGGAATTAGAATAACCAAATTACAAGGTAGGATGAAGAATGGATTTTATGGCAATATATCAGGAAGGTGGAATGATTGGAGTAGTCGGAATAATGTTCGTCTATCTTGTAATATCAATGTCAAAGAAATCAGATGCCCAGCAACAAACTCTGGAAGATTTAAAGATTGAAAATCGTGGACAATCAGAGACTTTAGAGAACATAAATGGGATGGTAATAAAATTAATTGAAAGATGGAATAAGTCTGATGACATATCTCTTCGGCATAGAGAAGATATGATTCGTGAAATGAATGATCTATCTGAAAAGATAAGTTATTTATCTGGAAGGATTAACGGCAAATGAAAACCGAGCAACACCGAGAAGAAGTAATCAAGCATCTTACAAAACTTAATGAGAGACAGATTACTATCTTTCATCGGGTTGCAAAGATTGAAAAGCATCTTGAACTACTGAATGGTAAGACCAATACAAATAATGTTGAGATTGCCAAGATCAAAACTTGGGGAGGAGTAGCATTGTTTGCTATCCCCATAATTGTAAACTTAATAATGAAGGTGTCATAATTGTAGCAGATGAAGTGAAAATAAAAAGGAGTATATGATGTACCACAAGACAAAGAAAAAAGTAAAGAAAAAAGCCCCGAAAGGCTATCATTATATGCCAAATGGGAAATTAATGAAAGGTGCTACGCACAAAAAAAGAAAGAAGAGGTAATGTAAATGGAATGGATCACAAATAACTGGGAAAATATAATCGGAATTGCTACGAGTGTAGTGGGTGCATTTGCCATTCTCGCCACCATGACACCAAACCCAAAAGATGATAAGATCGTGAGTCAGTTGTATAAACTAATAAACTTTCTTGGGGCAAATTTTGGACAATCAAAAAATAACAAGGAAGCAACATGAGTTGGGCATCTAAATACATAGACAGATACATTGCAAAGAAAGTCAAAGAGCATGGAATGAAAGGTATCTTTCTTTGGCTTATTGGGAAGCTGGTCAAATCAACACCAACAAAGAAAGATGACCAGATGTTTGCTGAAGTAAAAACGGTATTAGATAAATTCTGATGGCGTTGAAAAAGACACTGCTGGTGCAGTAAATTCTGCGTAATGCGGAACTTAACTACATACGGATTATGTGTTATTGGCTTGTTAGCTGCTCTTTGTCTCACCTGGGAAAATGGTACAATCATTGAGAAGAATGAGTCAAGAATTGAAAATAACAATTATATTTACATTATTTCTTATAAGGTACTAAGGTATGAACGCGAGAAAACAGAAACAGATCCGAGAATTAATATCGAAAGTCCTAAAACAAATTGGGATGTTCAGCCAAGAAGCAGAGGATTTAATTTTTGGAACTGGCTTAATAGAGAGTAACTACGATTATCTAAAGCAGTGGAATGGCGGTATAGCCCGCAGTTGGTGGCAGATAGAACCAGGGATGACTGGTGCAAAAGACACCATTGATAATTATTTAAAATATAGAACACAAACTACCAGCAAGTGCGCTGAAGCTGCCAAAGTTCATGTATCATTATTCCATCCAGCAGTAACAGAAGAAACTTTATCCGATCTGTTAGAAACCAATATTGCCTATGCAATTATTATGTGTAGATTAAAGTATCGGAGAGTCCCTAAAAAACTTCCAAAAACCGTAGCAGGTATGGGAAATTACTGGAAGAAATACTATAATACTGATCTTGGGAAGGGCGATCCAAAAGAGTTTGTTGACAAGTATAAAATGACACAAAAATGACACAGTGAGATTTTGTGTTAGTGAGTTTATAGACGGGAGGGGTGGCAGAGCCTGGCTGAATGCACTGGTCTTGAAAACCGTTCAGCCCTTAGTCGAGAAACCCTAATCCTCGTCTGAAAACACGCCTTCATTCATAATGATAAATAGTGATAAGTGGTAGTAAGTATGTCACATTTATGACACATTATATATTATAGATGGCTGGTTTGAATTTATCTACGTTCTTATGGATATAACGCCAGGTTACATCCTTTATACTATGTCCCATAAGAAATTTAACTTCTAAGAAATCTAACCCAAAGTCTTCCAACCGATCCCCATAGGTATGTCTAATAGAATGGAATGATGAGCATTTATCATCTTTTGCAATTTGATAATTTTTCTCAAGTATCTTTTTTAATCTTTCCGTAACTGATCTTCGTTGAGATTTCTCAGGGTTTAGATTCACAAGTTGCATCCCCTTAAAGACAGGATGTTTTGGCACTACACACTGTCTCCCGACCTTGCCCTGTTTCCACATAAAATATTCATCTTTAATCTCATCTTCGGTTATTGTACCTGCGTCCTTTGCTCTAAATCCCGCATATAACGCTAAACAGAACATCGCTCTGTCTTTCTCATTTGTAGTATTCTGAATAATCTCTTTTATAATATGAACAGGAATTGGGGTTCTAATATCTTCTCCTGTATCCACCCGCGAAACAAAGAATGGATCTGCAGGGTTGCTAATAATCACTCTTCTCATTTGAGCATACTTAAATAAACCAGAGATCATAGACATTTCATGGTTGACTGTGTTACCTGATACGGATTGCATCCTGCTGGTCTTATATGCCTGTATATGCTCTATATCTAAATGAGTTATGTCAATGTTAGCATACATCTTTCTAAAGCGTTCTAACCCAATTCTAACGCGATCATTCCAATCTGGTTTTTTATTGTCTTGATGCCACATAAGATATGAGTCTAAGAATTTTGAAAGGTTTGGAGAAGTTTGGAGTCTATGTCGTTCATATCTCTCATCATACTCTTTTTGAATTATCTTTGCAGCGTGTTGATTCGTCTGCGCTGTAGATACCCGTATTCTATTGGGGGGTGTGCCTGTAGTGTACCAATAGTATTTAGAGCCAGGTCTTTTTTTAATACTACTCAATGTGTGGTTCTAAACCAGACGATTGGATGGCAAAATTGTAGATCCTTCTTGTCAACAATTAATTCATGGGGTTCATAGTCTCGATTCCATGCAGTTAAGACTACATGGTCTGTCTCGAATTTGATTTCCTTAATTGTTGCTTGATCATTTTTGAGTTTAATGATAGCCAGATCACCTGATCTACACTGAAGGTTTGGTGATGCGACAACTTTCATCCCAGGTTTAAGTAGGGGGAGCATTGATATTGCTCCTGATCTTATGACTACTGCATAGGCATTAGGGTCTTTTAGTCCTTGCGGTCTGGAGAGCCATTCATCTGCGTATCCAGGTGGAAATCCATTGTCTAAAGAATCAATCCCCCTGCCTGCGTCTGCTATACCTACTACTGGTATTAGGTTCATCTCACGCGGTCTTTCATCAGTATAAGTATCTTCATTAGATAATATAACAGCATATTTAACCAAAATACGTTTTGGTACACCCCTTGTTTTCCATTGTGTAATGGCTGGTTGCGTTACACCCAGGGCTTTTGCCAGGGCATCATCCGTGTAAACCTTCAGATGTTTCTTTAGGTTATTTATAATATTATTAGTTTTCATTACTTTTTCTTATTGACATTAGATTTTTATTAGATTAATTTTATCACGGTTTATAACTGCAATCATAATAAAGATTAGGCAAAATAAATGAAACAAGCAATAAAAACATTCAATACAAAAGAACTCGCTCATTACTTCGGGGTTCATCCAGCCACCATAAGAATTTGGGTGAAGTCTGGAAAAGTGAGAGAGATTGATTTAGGCTATAGAACAAAAAGATATGACATCAATAATCTAATATGCAACTAAAAGACCTACAGATCGGTGACGGGTTTATCCTGTCCAACAGACTTGATTCAGAACTGAGGCGTTTCGGTAAGGTTATAGATATAGGTGTAGGCAGTGTTCGGGTAAAATGGGAGAGATACTTTATTAATGATGAGAATGGTGAGCTGGTTAATGTAAAACCACACTCAGCAAACATCGCAAGAGACACGGAGGTGTTAAAAAACCCATGAAAAAAACAATAATCGAAGATAGGCAGAATATAGAAGACCTGCTCTATGAAGCATCGAAACCCGCTTTTCTAAAACGTAAACCAAAAAAACCAATCTTATGGCAGCCACAAAGAAAAAAGAAGCAGTAGAACTGCTACAAACTCTAATACCAGTAGAGAGACATGATCTCTCAGGTGTCAGGTGGTATGGAGCAACAGATTCCTATTGGGACAAACATTTTCCCGATACACCGAAGATTTATAAGCGGTCATCCACTACTATTGAAGGTGTGATTGATAAAGGAATCGGATTCTATAAATGGTTGGGTGGATCACCTTCTTATGATGCCGCAATGGAGTATGGCAATCACAGAGCATTGATTGGTACTATGGTGCATGATTACTGTGAGCGTGTATTACGCGGTATAGATGTGGATTTCCTTCAAGAGCCAAAATGGCTCAACCAGGAAACTGGTGAACTCATTACCGTGACCAGAGAAGTACAGAAGTATATGATGAGTTTCATGCAATTCTGTGAAGATATGTCCATTAATGGAGATTTCACTACAGAAGCGTTAGAGATTTGTATGTACGATCTCGCCACAGACAATGAAGGGAATCAACTCCATTCTTGGGCGGGTACAGCAGATTGGGTGGTAAAGATTGTAAATAAGAAAGGTGTTGAAGAGCGATGGATGATTGATTTCAAAACTGGGAAGTCCTATGACGCTCATCAGTTGCAGCTTACAAGTTATAAGATCTTATTTGAGTCTCTTTTCCCCGATCACCAGTTAGATGGGCTTGCCTGTTTATATCTAAAGTCGGGTTGGAGAAAGAAACCGAATTACACATTCAAAAAATATAAGCCTGACATTGAAACATGGAACAAGGTGGTGGCAGTATCGGATTGGGCGAATAATTACCCCGTGCCGTCCTTTCCACAAGAACTCCCTACCACCTTCAGCTTAAAAGAAGCACGGGAACAACAAGAGGAGTCAGCGTAATGACGTATGACAACACAAACAAGGGTGCTTTATTTCAAGCAAAAGAGCGCAAGACTGAAAAGCATCCAAACATGACTGGTAAAGTCAACATAGATGGGAAAGACTTTTCTCTATCTGCTTGGTCTAACACCAGTAAGAAAGGTGAAAAATACCTTGCCCTAAAGGTGAGTGAGTTTAAACCCAATGGTCAACAGAAGCAGGAAGATGACTTACCCTTCTGAAGTGATCGCCACAAGTTGCGATGGGCGGGTTCATTCCCGCCCTAAGCAGTTTGAAGATATGTCTGTAGATGAGCAGAGTAGATATTGTGGGGAATATGCGGATATTTCCTGTAAAGACTGTTTCGGAAACGGTGGACATATACATACTGATATATTTGATTGCGGATACTACTCATCATTTTCTGAGTATTTTGAACCATGTGAGTGTGTTTCAATCTTTAACTGATATTTATACCATGAGCCACATACCATCATGCCAGCATTTTACAAAGCACTTCTCTACGGCAAAAAAGTAGAACAAATTGTATTGGATCGGGTTCGGTTGTCTGATCCATTTGCTTTGCTTATCCCAGGCAAGTTTCACCAGTTCGACCTGTATTCTCCTATGACGAATACAAGGATCGAAGTCAAGTCTGACCTGAAATCTCAGGAAACAGGCAATTTTCTCATCGAAGTATATATGTACGGAAAGAAATCCGCACTCCTGGTAACGGAAGCGGATATTTGGTGTATATATGATGGGTCAAATCTTATATGGGTATTACCCGAAGCCATCAAAGACTTAATTATAGAAAAAGGGTATCAGCAGAGAGTCATTACTGGTCAAGGTGATACTCAATCTAAAAGATGCTATCTCATTCCTATCCAGGAAATTTATTCAATATCAACAAAAATGGAGTCAGTAAATGGAACATCCGATGCAATTTGAATTTGTTGATCCGCCAGAACCATACACAGTCCGAGACGGTCTGTTGGCTGATCGTGTCGTAAAAGTTTGTCCTGTTTGTGATAGATGTTGGGAAGTTCAATATGTAGGTCGTGGTAAGACACCATTTACCGACTATTATCTTAATTTTCCCAAATACGGTAAAAAAAGAGTCCCTTGCACTGAATGTGTTTCAAAAAGTAAGAAATAAATTGAACAACCAATGAAAGATTTTCCCTACCCAAAACGCAATACATTTAAAAAGGATGTAGATGTTTGGCGACATGGTGGATGCTACCTTGGTAGGGGATCATTAAAGGGTAATTGAAATGAAAACAATATCAATCGAAGAAATAGCACCTTACATGAACGAAACTCCAATCTCCGAGCAAACGTTTATTGATTGTGGCTTTGCAAGAGTAGATGTTCCTGAAGAAGAAAGTGGTGGTGACAAATTTCATTACTACACATATGATTTCGGAACGACTTATGACCCATCATTAATATCAGAAATGGATTTTACAGGGGTTCAGTTATTTAATGAAGAATATAAAACTTGGTACACTGTTGGTGAATTACAGCTTTTGTTTATGCTTTTTTTGAAAGAAGAAGAAATAAAATGAAAACAATAAAACTAAGCACATTTAATGACCTTGGTGTTTGTGATAGACAGGATGTTAATGACTTGATTTCAGCGCTCGTAAGAATAGGGTATGAAGTATGGGTGATAGACGATTCCGTTTGTTTTAATTTGGGGAATGATGACGTAATAGATAACGAAACAACACAGAAGGAGAAATAAAATGACAAAGGAGACGAGACAATGATATTGTTTGATATAGCAGAATGGATTGCAAACTTCTTGATACTGGGTATAGCTATAGTAATGTGGGCTATTGGTCTATTTATAGTTGCTATGCTTTTTAGTGTAGCGAAACAATGGGTAGATAAATTACTGGAACTCAACAAATGACACATTGGAATATATACCAAACCAGAAATGACGTGCCTTTGGTGTGTGGCGTGTATGCAATGTATAAGGATGACCGAGTGGTTTACATTGGTGCATCAAAGGAGATAAGGAAGCGGTTTTCGTCTCATCATATTAAAGAATGGGATTATGTAAAAATCAAACCCACTATCACCTTTGGCGCAGCGCACACCCTGGAAGAGAAGTTAATCAGTAGGCTTAATCCTGAGTATAATGTTATGGGTAGTAGTAGGGTGGAGATTTCCACAAGACATAGAATCACCATAGAACATGACTTACACATTAAGATTAGGTCTTTTTGCGGGGCTAATGGATTCAAGATCAAGGATTTTGTAAACGATGTACTTAGCAATGTATTGAAAGGATTTGAAGATGCCAAGCAAGTCAAAAACTAAGGGGAACTCATACGAAAGAGAACTGGTCACCCAGTTGCAGGATGCAGGGTATGACGTAAAAAGGGCTTGGGGATCAGATGGTAGAAGTATGGGATATACAGAAGATGTGGATATACTCGCCAAAAAGGATAAGAAGAAATTGAAGATACAAGCTAAACGAAGAAGAAATATCCCTAAATGGTTAGCCTTTGGTAATTGTGACTTAGTTATGGTCAGGGAAGATAGGGGTGAAACCATAGTATTAATGAAATTAAAGGATTGGTTGAAATGATATGCGGATGCTGGACTTATTCTCGGGAATTGGTGGATTTCATAAAGGCTTTGAACAGGCTGGATACAAGTTTGATTGGGTTGGGTTCAGCGAAATTGATAAGTACGCAAGTGCAGTTTATAAACATAGATTCCCAAAGGCGGTAGAACTTGGAGACATTACAACTATTCAACCAGAAAGAGATTTACCAGATCACATTGACTTCATTTGTGGCGGATTTCCGTGCCAATCATTCAGCGTGGCTGGAAAGCGACAAGGGTTTGATGACACCAGAGGTACTTTATTTTTTGAAATTGCACGGATTCTCAGACATTACAGAGACGCTAAATCTCCCATCGATTACTTTCTTCTCGAAAACGTTAAAGGCTTACTTAGCCACGACAATGGACGAACATTTGCTACAATCTACGGAGTTCTTACCGACCTTGGGTATTCCGTTGAGTTCCAACTACTTAATACTCGCTGGTGGCTACCCCAAAATCGAGAGCGGATATACCTTGTCGGATATATTGGAGACAGAAGTGGATCAAAAGTATTTCCTATCGGAGAAGGCAATTTCAATGCTAAAGATGAAAGAAATGGATTCAAATCTGGGTTATGGGTTCAGTCGATCGATTCAAACTATTACAAAGGAGCAGACGGAAAAAGGACAATGATAGATGAAGGATTAAACCAAATCGGCACAATAGGTAAAGACAGCGAAGCGACACGAGTATATGACACTACTTGTGCAAGAACCATCAAGAATGGTGGCGGTATGGGTGCTAAAACAGGATTGTATCAAACCAACTCATCTATCAGGCGATTAACTCCAGTAGAATGCTGTCGATTACAAGGTTTTGCAGATGATTGGAATGAGTATGGTGAGTTTGATGGTAAAGTAGTTCCAATGTCCGACACACAAAGATATAAACAATGCGGTAATGCGGTTACTGTGAATGTAGTACAAGCTGTAGCGGAAAGGTCGTATGATTTATTACACGATTAATTTAGAAATAAAAGAAACCCCATCCAGTGTTTTGCAAGAAATGAAAGATGGGGCAATAAGGTGGGGTAAGATGATCGGTCAACGACCAGTAAAACGCCACAGAATAACACGAATCAATAACCAATATTATATGAAGGT